CAAGTCCAGGAGATGCCGGATGACGCTTTGAGCCTGATCCCCCAGGCAGGGAGGATGTTCGCCGGGCGCAGCACATAGTCCGTGGCGGCGATAATCGTCCCGTCGCCGTTGGTCAGTGTCGTGATGCTCAACAGGTCGTCATCGAGGAACAGCAACCGGCCACTGGTATCCTCGCCGGGCGTGTAGTAGCGGGTCTCGATGCGCTCGGCAAAGGTCCGCCGCCGAGTGTAGGAATCCACCATCGCCGAGGCCCGCGTCACCAGGTCGGCGAGCAGAGCGTCATCGCCGCTCTCGCTGGCGTTGAGCAGCGCCTTGACCTGAGCCACAGTGCAGTAATCGGCCATCGCTCTCCTTTTGCTTGCGCGGTGAGGATAGAGGCCGCGCCATTCCGCGCGCGATCAGCCGCTTGCCCTCAGCGGCAGGGACGGTGACCAGCTCCCCGGCGCTGTGACTCACGGCGCGGCCCTTTTCCACCCGCACCATCGCGGTTAGCAACTCGACCTTCATCAGGATGCCGCCTGAACCAACAACTTGAACGCCTCGGCCAAGACCACGTGCCCATCGAGCCGCATCCGCCCAAAGTAACCCACCTGGCCGTTCGCCATATAGAGATACGGGTTCACATCGACCGTCATCCCGGCCCGCTGCCCCATCCAGTAATAACGAAAGTCGCCGAAGAGCACCGTCTTGGCGCTGGCCTCGATGGTATCCGCCATACTGTTGTTGGTGATGAGCGGGCGGCCCAAGAGACGGTCCGGCTGCCCGGCCTGCATCCCCGGTTGCCACAGATATTGCCCGTCGCTATCCTTGAGCTTGCGGATCGCCTTGACGATGTTATCGTGCATCATCCACGTAGCGTTGGACCGGTAGAGGTATCCCAGGCTGTGATAGAGATCGATGATCTCATCAGCGGTGATAGCGGTGGCGCCAGCGGCCGTGACGCCTGTGCCCGCGCCGGTGACCACGCCCTGGGGCTGGCTGCTGCCCGTGCCGGTCGTCATATACGAGTTCTCGGCCGCGGCGAAGGCCTGCACAAAGTCAGGCAAAAGGATGCCGCCCCAGAGGTCGAACATCGCGTCGGCCACCAGCTCCTCGCTCACCTTGCTGAGTTTGGTAAACTTGTAAGCCGTGAACACGATCTCGCCAAAGGTCGGTTCCTTCTCATCATAACCCGCTTCCTCGGCCGTCAACACGGCGGCCGCCGATTTGGTCAGCGACGGCACGCGCATAGTCTGCGTGGTCATCGTCACCAAACGCGCACCGGCGCGGCGGATGACCGATTGCTCGGTCAGCGCCTTGACCAACTCGACCAGGTACTGGTCGGGCACGACGTAGCCGCCTTCGCTGTCCGTCCCCTCCTGGAGGGCGGCCTTGACCTCATCGTTCACCTTGCCTTTGCCCACGTGCAAAAAGGCATCGAACGCCTTGATCGCCGCCTTGCCGGGATCAGCCTGCGACTTGGCCGCCCCGCCGCGCGGCTGCCCCTTGAGGTACGGCGCCAGCGCGCTCTTGACCTCGCCGCCCACGATCTCCTTGACCTGCTCCGCAGTCAACGCCTGCGACTTGCCCTCTTGCAACTTGCTCTCTTGCAACTTGCCCTCTTGCGACTTGCTCTCTTGCGACTTGTCTTCCTGCTTGTCTTTCATCTCTCCTCCTAGATTGTCGGGGGTATCCAACCCCACACTCTTATAAGCCGACCTCACCGCTTGCACGTTGGTCAGGTACGGCCCTGCGGCGGGCGTGGGCGTCAGCGTCAACTCGGCCACCGGCCAAGAGATCAGCTTGCCGTCGCTCGCTCGCTCCACCAAATGGGGCAGGCTGCCCGTCGAGTAGCCCAACGCCCCTTTCTCCACCAACTCGTACACAGCCTGCTCGTACTGGTCGCGCAGATTCAACTGCGCCTCGTACCACACGCCGGTATCGTCCCGCTTGACCATCTCTGCCGCCCCGATGACGCGCTTGCCAAGCCGGTGGTCCTGCCCGTGCTGGTAAAACATTGGCAGGTTCTTGTAGAACTCGGTCAGCAACTCGGTATCGGGCGTGAAATAGTCTCCTTGTAGGTCTCTGGCCTGGGGGCCGGTGAACACAACCCCATAACCGCCGATGCGCCCATTGCCCAGAGCTTTGACTGCCAACCGCTTCTTTTGCTTCTTTTTCACCTTACCCTCCTTGATTGAACTTTTCGATCAATCGATCCAATGCCTGTTCAAAAGCCGCCATAATCTCTGGCGTGGCCTGTTCCAACGCCTCCTCGATAGTGACCCACCCTGTCTGCGCGTGGTGGGCCGCTTGTTTTGCCCCCTGCACATAATCAGCGTAACTGACCGGATTGCCCAACGTGCCCACCACGCCGGTGCCTATCTCGATCTCTTGCGACCATTGATTGCCCAAATCCTCGGACGTATACCGAACGTGGCCCTCGTATGCCCCCCGCTGCTTACGTTTAGCGCCAACAAATGCCGAGCGCGGAAAACGCCCAATGCCCCGCATATAAGTGTTGAATGTCTTGGCCCTATCCCTGGCCGGTTGCGGTGGGTACATTTCCACGATTCTCAAGATCGCGTCCAGCCCTTCCCCCATCGCGTCCCCGATCAAGGGCCGCGCGGTCTCTGGCATTTCGGCCAGATAGGTCAATAATTCGTCAAAACCTTTGATTTCCAGTATTTCTGCCATCGTGATACAATGAGCCTATGAACAAAAAAATACTACCACCAGATTGGGGGCCTGATTGGGACTTTCCCCCGCCAGGCGACATACTCGAAACAGATGATATACCCCTTCCTCTAGCGGAAGATGGCGTTATTCGGGTCGAAGTGTGGTTCATCGGGCCAGATGGACAGAACCTGCCCAAGGAACAATCTCACCTGTCCAAGCAAATCCTGATGCACCCGCATTACGCCAATGGTCTCACCGGCTCCATACACGTCTACGTCACTTCCCCTCGATCCAACGAACCAACAACGCCAGACGATGCGGAAAACGCCGCCAAGCCTCCTGTGGGTCAGTAGACCAAAGGGCAAAGGTAGCGGCCCAATCCTCGTCCTGTCCACGCTCCGCCTGATATGATGGAAAACCGCTATCCGCCAGGATCGCCTCACGCCACGCCTCACTATCTATGGGCGACCGTTGTCCCCATAATCGCTCTGCAACTCGGTGACCAATTTCGTGCGCTCCATCGTTCAACGCGCCCGGCCATCCTGGATCGTTGACCAGATCGCCATTCTCGTAGATCGTGATGATGCCGCTTTCCGGTCGCAGGCTGGCTGTAACGCGACTTTCACTGATAGGCACGCCATAACGCTCGGCTATTGCCCTTTCTAACATCGGATCACGTTCATCCGTCAGCCGCACTTCCCTGACGACATTCCGCAGATGCATCGGCAGCCGGGCCTGCGCATCCAACACAGCCCGCGCCCCCTGCTCATCCATCACCTGCCGGGACGTGTCCAGGTCAATCGGCACGACAACCCGCCCTTGCCCGTGCTGGACCATCCGCACCTTTCTCTCGCGCCCAGCCAACACGATGGTATCCTGCGCGGGGCTGCGCTCGTCTTGCGGACGACGGACGCCCACCGGCGAGACCCCGCACCGGCAATTCGGGTGCAGCGGCGGCTCTGTAATGGGAACTCCCTGGAAGGTCGTGAACGGCTTGCCAATCTCGACCGTCTTGCCGTTCAACGGGCCACAATAGAGGCACACCAGCTCATCGCGCTTTGTGCGCCACGTCCAACGCTCGATCCCCGCCTGTTGCCTGGCCTTGCTTCCTCTCCGCCGCCCGCGCAGGCTGTAGGTTCCGGCTAAATGCTTCAACCGTACCCACTCAACCAGCGGTTCGAGCGGCGGCGTATGCGGCTTCGTGCCTTCCTCGACGTAGGGAGCGTAAGGTTGATCTGGTCCTACCTCTCCAACGATTTCCGTTTCCGTGATCCTCGGAGGTACACTCTGCACCCCGGCCCTCAGATTGCCGGATGCCACGCTGTCGTTGCGGGTCAGATTCTCCTTCATCTGCCCCTCGATCAATTGTAAAGACTGTGCCATTGCGTCGTGCAATGGCCAGTAGGCCCTGTCGCGCAGATCAGTCATTCGGCCCAGATCACGCAGCAGTTCCTCGAAACCCGTTATCTCAAGTGTTGAGTGCGTTGACATCACGATTACCTTGTGTTATACTATGGACGGCAGAGGTGTAGTCGGTAGCGCACACCCGTAAGGGAGGAGTCGGAATTACCGCCCGACCTGCCAACGCCCGGAAACGGGCGCTTTTTATTGCTACCAATCCGGCCATTTGTCCACCTTCTGTTTTGTCTTGATGTAAAGCGAAAGCAAATGCCCATATTTATCTACCGGAGCAATGAGATAATTCCTATCGTTCCACTCCGTCACGTAGACGGGACCCCTTCGCCGCTTGATTTGCATTGGTGATGTGAGTAATTCTGGCAACATCTCCTCCGCCCGCTTCAAGTCGAACTGTCCCCTATGCCGCAATCGCCAATACCGTCGTTGCTGTCCGGTGATCCGAATCCCCACGATCTCGGTATACGTATCGCGGTCGGTCAACTCTGCAATAGAATTGCGGCGATCCTCTCGCAATGAATGACCTTCCGGCAACCTCTGCGCCTGATCGAGCGTAATCGGCTTGACCGCACAGCGACAATGCGGATGACGCGGTGGAAGTCCGTCACCAAAAGCAGGATCGTTATAGAACTTTTCACCTATGCGGACCACCTTACCGTTCAATGCCCGACATTCCTCGCACGTACCCGCTTGCCCATCCAGCCATTGCAACCCGCGTACCGTGCCGGTGCTCTCATATCCGGCCACAACCACCTGATGGCGCGCGGGGCCAGCGTCCCGAACCCGGCTGTTACAATGTCCAGCGTCAGAAAGCGGACGGCGTCCCAGGCTATGATGAACGGCCCGATCTGGCACGTGGCGGCCC